TGCTGGTGGCCCTCGTTGGGTCTCTGGGGCCTGCTTCTTTCAAATTAAAGACACCTATACCGTTTATACCATCTCATTTCCGCCGAACTTAGTATTCTTTTACTGAGTACTTTTTATAGTTTTTCTAAATATTTAAGAGTATAGTCGGTAGTTCTTCCGCTTCCTGTCAGCGAGTGGATACGCACGAGTATCAGATCGTGAGTAGCGTGTCCAGTATCTCGAGTGACTCGTCCAAGTTAGTGTGCTACCCGTCGGGGGGACTAGAGTGTTGTGCCGCCCTCGGCAGAAGTGTGGTTGTCCTGTGCTCGGTGTAACCGGGACGAGACGATGTCCTCCATCAACACGACCAGATATTGCCCAGCTTCGTCGCAGTATGCTCGGGCGTGTGCGCTCTGTGCTTCTGTTCTGCCTCGCTCAACTAAGTCGTGTAAGGTTGTCCAAATATCGATTATATAATCATCTTCGCGCTTCAGATACTCGTCCCACACTAAGTTTATATCGTATGTAGCGAGAAACCTACAGATTTGGGAGGGACAACCGCGTTTATACTTAAGCGACTCAAGCCGCATACGCAAGCTGCTAGATACGCACTTCATGTAACTGGTTGGCATGTTGAGTCGATGTGTGGAGAGGAATGCAGTCCAATAAGCTGAAAAGATCGGACCCATTGGTCGCGAGTCGGTGCACGTCATTAGAACGATCAGGCTAGAGAGTTTATCCTAGTTTCTTTACATGTCGTAAGGCTCGTTAGATCAGAGAAAACGCATCTGTAGAACCTTGACCGCCACCAGGAGATAACATATACCGAAGCCGACTGACAAAAGACTTGTGTAGAGTATCAATCTAGTCAGAATCGTTGTCAACGTCATCGTCATTCTCAGCTGGTTCCTCATCTAGTGTACCGTTAGCCTCATACTCATTGTCGGATTCATCCTCCGGATCGGAATCAATACTTACTCCGTATCTTTTGAATTCCTCGCCGTCGTGTAGCGCTTGCTCGAGATCACGGATCTCTGCGCTGCGCGGTCGAGTTCCGATGAACTTGATGGCAGCTAGGGATTGCTGCACAGATGTCGTGACCGCACTGGTTGTCTCGGCATGAGATATCAGATCCTTGAGAGAGCGTTCGTACACATTCATCTCGTGGAGTGCTACTTCAAGGCGTTGTCCGAGTAGACTGATGACTTGACTAGATCGGATAATGATCTTCCGGATCGGGAGGTCCGCTAGAACTTTGTCTGCCGGCGTGGTGACCGTGTCGAACTCCTTATCTCCTATCCGGCGGTTCTCGTCAAGGAAGACGGTTCCGTGCGATGACAGAGAGGCAAGATCAAGGACCTTCTCGTGGATCTCATTAATGGCATTCACTTGGAGGCCGACTTGAGGTGACACATCGACTAGTTTATTCCGAGCGGTCTCTGCCTTGCTTTGAAGATCATCTACTCGGCTAGCCTTGGCTTTATAGTTGAATCGAGAGGTATGGGGCATCTTAAGTGGTGATCCTAGTTTCTTTATATGACATCGGACATGTGAGATGTGGCATATACGAGGAACTGATCCAGATCGGGCCAGCAGTTAGCTAGGAGTAGGTTGACGCTTCTCATTGTCGGGATTGGCGCCTGCTGTAGTGCTCGCCAAGCCATCTCAAAGTTGAGGTTCCGGACCGACTGGAAAAGCTCGAGGGTCTTCCGCGACTCGGAAGTATACGCCCAGTGCGCCACATGAGGAGTGTTGTTCTCGAGTCGTCTCATTTCTAGAATTACGGACTCTACCTCTTGGAGATTCCCTGTCTTAATGTGCTCCGAGAATGGATACGCAGCTATCCTGAGACGCACCAGATGATCCTCTTTATTGCGTTTCAGGAACGCTCGGAGAGGCGTACGTGTGATTTCCAAGGAGTGACAATCAGTTTTAACACCCGCGGTGTTGTTTGTATCTACTTCTAATAGCACTGGGGTACTCACATTTGGATCAGATGGGAGAACCGCAGCCAGATTGACGGCACGTATGAATTTCCCGCTTTCCATCAGAGATTTGAGATTGTTGAGACTTGTAAACGTTCTGACCAGCACTAAGTCACAGCTAATTTCCATTATGCTCAGAATGGTTTCAGATAACTCACCCTCTGTGTCAAGAATTATAGCGTCCGGGCGATAATGGTCGATGAGCGCAGCGCGTCGTCTCGTGAACCATACATCAGCGTCTAAGTACATCTCCGACACCCAGCTGAAACGAGCTGGATCTGTTATTTCTGCAGGTACGTGGTTCGTTTCTCTTTGAGTGTTGACGGGTAGACTCGTCCGTAAGTCGAGACCATATACGTGTTTACTCCCGTAGGTTTGGCAGGCGCGGGCAACCGCTCCATTACCGACTCCGACAGACAGTACTGATGCTCCTTCTAGTCTCTCTTGATAATGGCTCAGAGCGAAGTGCCATATTGAGACTGAGGACGACTTGACGCCAATAGGCCGGAACAGATGATCTAGATATTGAACTCTCCGACTCATGCGACTCTGCGTCCGTAAGAGTGGTGCAGCATTCCTGCTGTAATTCGATATGAGTGAGTTTCCTTTACGTACTTGCACACCTCCGTTTAAGAGAGTTCGGCTTAACCCTCCGATGGAAGGTCGGGGAGGAGCTCGATAGGTGGGCATGTCGCGAATATCCCTCTTGGCCTCATCCAAATCGCGATTATCCCACACGAGAGGTGGCCATGTTCCTTGAGCAAGTTCCGCTCTATGGCGGACAGTACGGTTTGTACCATTCCTGAGCTCATCGAGAGCAGCTCGCACGATCCCAATACCGTACTGTAAGGTATCGAGAGGATTAGATGTGTCGCGGGTAACGTAAAAACAATCAAAAACAGTGCGTCGCAATCCACGCGGGAAGTGAATACGTGATTTATCAGCCGATACAGGATAGGCGAGGTAGTAACACGCTAGTTTCCGACAGAGATTCAGCCCATTGTTCGTTGTATCAGTGAACAAAATGAAAGGAGTGAGAGAAGTGGCGATGTAACCACTAGTTAGTAACTTTTCCGCGAGATTGGCAACCTTGCCTGCAAGTCTTTTTGTCAGATAGGTTGCGCTCTTCGAGCCAAGCGGTGGTAGTAGCCCTTCAGCTTGTAGTTCTGGCCGGAGTGGCGAGTTATGGATCATCAAGCTTCGTGATATTCCTCCACAGTAGCAACGAGCAGTGTAGTATAGAATTGAGTGTTTGGTAATTACTTGCACCGCTAACCCGGTTCTTAGGGTATGGTAGACGGTCTCAATGCAACATGCAATTGCCATTCCTCTAACTAATTCCTCGAGCGTAAGATTGTTAATTTCTGCAACATCAAACCATTCCACGGCTTGCGTCGCTAATGCATCTGGGTTGACAGTCGAATCTGTTTTGATGTTGTGTTTTCCGAGGAGATAGCTCGCGATTATCACAGCTTTTGATCCCGGCCGAGTGCGTTTCGGTACAATGTCGGACGGAGGTGCAACAGATAATCGTTTAACGTTCATGTGTCTTGCATAAGCTAGAGCGTTATCCGAGGATACAGTCCCGACATCATTTGGTGTTATCGTAGCCTCGACCCGTTCAGGTGACAGCGGCTGTACATCCGGAACTGGATAACGGAGTGCGAAGTATCGATTAGAGTTAAGCGCGGCGGCGAGTATCTGGGCAGTGTTTATAGCAGACAAGTAATACTCTTGGAAAACTATTGCGTAATCCTCTTGTCCGCCGGATAGAACTCCCGTGTTATCCGCGGATAGACATATGTGAGTGGGAGGCGTCAGATTCCCTAGGATTCCAAGCAGTTTGTTGCGGATTTTCTCATGCCGGTGTGCTGCAACCCCTCCGTAGACCGATGGGAAAACCGGCTCGAGCTGTGCGAGACTCCAGGGAGATCTGGACTTAATGATAGAATCGATGATCATTCGGAGCTGAGGACCGGCAGCAAGTTGGGAGCATGTCGTTACAAGGTGTTTCAGGGATTTAATCGTGTCACTCGATGTGACGATTTTGTAACCGTGTTGGCTCACCTTTTGTTTAGTTTTAGTTCCGAAGTTGGGAGGGTACTCCCCTACGGTTGTTGTAATCTGACTTAATGGGGTCCTAGTGCATGCGGTGATTCCTGGCGCATCGGAGATGTTGCGAGTCGGATTAACGGAAAGTGGAATATACGTCGTACCGAGTTGTTCACCGCTGGACACCCCCCAAAACGCACGTAACCTACAAGCATATTCGAAGGTATGAGTCGGTGGTAATTGATAGAGTTGATTCGTGGCTAGAGCATCTCGATATCTAGTTATGATCCAACCGAGCAAGGTGGCCGACGCGGCACTTATTTCTCGTGCAAACTTGAGTCCTCCGACAGCGGATGAGATTGTCCGCGTCATGTTGAACCTTCCATAAATATCTTGTCGTAAACCCGGGAGAGTGTGTTTGTAGATATCAGACATAATAGCAGGATGAAACGGTTTTGTTGAGCAGAGAGCCCTAATCAGTTCCTGTGCCGGGCGAGACACACTGTTACTGACAATCTCATGTAGCCAAGTATTCTTCGTTATCCGTGGTAGAGCTCGCTCGAGATGTTCTCTAATCAGTCGTACTTGGTCTGCGGGTCGTCGCAACGGTATGGACATTGGGTCTTGAAGTAAACTCTCTATGTTAGGGCGTTCGGGCGTGTATTTACGAAGCAGCAAGAAGTGGAAATCTGATAACAGCGGTTTAACATCGGAAATTCTGAGCGTAGACGCGATATCCCAGGATAGTTCATCGACTTCTCCGCGCATAATGTAACGACCCCATGACATGATCGGCAACCCGCCTAACGAACCCGGGAGTAGGAGTACAAATCGCAATAACCCCTTTTCCCGTAGGTATCTTTTCAGTAATCCAGATACATCAGGGTTCGAGGAGAATCTCACGTGCTCGCGGAACAAACGTATTGTTCGGAAGGTTTGCCAAAAATGACCTTGGAGAGGAATCGGTAATGTTCCCGCTACCGCTAGAGATGTCGACCCGATGGCTGAGACTTCTGCTGAGAGGGATGGGATATCACTGTCGTGGACGGCCATAGTCCTGGAGAGGAATTTCAGACTGTACTGACGATGAACTCCTTCGACATAGATCTCTTTGCTATAAGTCAGTACAGTGTACGAATCGATACACTCCTCTGGCTTGACTTCCTGGTTGAGCTGACTACATACAATCTCCATTCTCGCCAGAAAGTGTGTAAGCTGGCCGCCCACGTTCTCTGATGATCCGAAACGGATTACAAAGACTTGGTTATCCCCTTGTCCTGCCATCAGGAAAGAGCAGCTGATGCCTTGGAAAACGAGATATAACATTACAATCGTTGCAATAGTCCAAATCTTTTGTTGGATTCCTTCTAATCCCCCCAGGTGTCGTCCTCTCCAGAGTAGATCTCCTTCTGGCCACGTGTGGACACTGGTTCTCGGCTTTGCACCTTGCGGTAACGCATGTTTGTCGGTCAAAACTAGAGTCGATCGCGTACAAAACCTGTGGAACTGTGAGAACACTCCAGGAAGACCAAAGATATCCTCACAGACTCTAGCGATATTATCGATCATTGATCTTCGCCATCTAAGATTCCATCGCGAGAAATCAACCTCGGCGATAGCTGTTTTCTTCTCTTTCGTTCTGAATGACATGTTATAGAGGCGATTCTTTGTCTCCGCATCAGACATGGTCATCGTTTGTTGTGGCATATAAGGGGTCATAAAGTACTCTCCGAGATTGTACTCTGTGAGTACAAAGAAACATCGCACTTCTAATACCATCTTGCAGAAGCATCGAGCAGCGTTCTTCAGCTCTCGCTCCTTCTGAGTGAGTTCTATGACCTCCTCATTGCGCGTAAAGTGGCCCTGGCGTAGTCTCTCAACAATAGCATGCATATCTATTTTTGGTTTCGAGAGCGCTTCGAGCAGGAGTCGCCTGTGCGGTCGGTCCTGACTCGACCACCAAAAAGTCCATACGTGGTCGGCTCCGACGCTTATCGACTTATCGTCAAGGAATTTCAAGAAGTCGTCTGAATAGTCGAATTCTAAGAATTTTCCGAATTTAATATGGTCGAGGTCAGAAAGAGGATACGAGTACAGGGGAAGGGTAGTCACCCGGTTCAGGAAAAGACGTCTTAATGCCGTGTCCGGTGCCGGCCGCTCTTCGAACTGTGGCCATTCGGCATGTTTGTTGACGTACGCGGACAACACCATATGTTTGAACATGCGTAGAGCTCGTAGAACCGTGAGAGGCCTGGAAGGGTCAGTGGGTAGAGCTTCTGTACGAACAGATCGAGCAGATTTCTCTGCATAAACGGTTGGGTGACCCGATACCTTGATGAGTCCGAATAACTCAACCGCATCGCCGATGTCTGTGCACTTGTTGATTAAGAGTAGTAGAGAATCAACGACAGGGGTACAATCGTTCATAGCCAGCTCTTTGAGACGGAGTTTATCCACAGATCGATCGAAAGCACTATAGTCTAGTATATCCCCTTTAGTGAGCCGAGTTAAGTGGGTTTTGTACAGGGCTTCAGGTGCCTTAATCAGCTCGTATCCATCATTTCCATAGGAGGTGAGACAGGTATTATGCCACTCGAAAAGCTCGCAGACCATCTTGTAGAGGTGGTCCGTGCCATTATGCAGATTTGTGGCCAATGCGGTGAAGACATTATGACGCGACAACGTCGCATCCTGTATCATCTGGAGTTGCTCGTAAGTCGCAATTTTCCATCCTTGAACACGGTGATGAAACTTGCATCGAAAGATCGCGAAGCCGTCTCCGAATGTGATGTCGAGCCTGTCCGTTTTGATGATTCTGGGGTGTTGGGTGTAGCGATCAGAGTTACGATAGCGATCCACAACTCGAGACCAATAAGCGGATGAACGTGCCGAGCTCAACACATGAGGAATGATATCTGTCGCTTGAATGATCTTTAATTTAGAGCGCACCCGCTCGACTTCTTCTTTTTTAACGACATCTCTAATCCACGTCATGTATGCATCCACCACTCGGTCATATATGCGTGACGCCGTATCCAAATCTTCCTCGATGAAATCATCGCGTGTGTCGTGGTGATCAAACATACTCGGGTACGAGTAGGCATCTAAGATATCTGGTACATCGTTTATCTCCAGCAATATGTTTAGAAACTGCTTAAGGGCAGGGAGAATATTTGAGAAATTCTCCGAGTCCTGACTCTGGACACGACTAATTACAGTTGGGATTAACCGCGGGTCAAGTGTGTACACTCCTGGTTGGTCGTTGTTAGCGTACTTCCTTGTGTATGCCAATAATCGTTCAATTAATCCTATGGTGATAGGACTGCTCAATCTTTTTTCAGGAGCCGCCTTTTCCCGCTGTGAAGATGATCCGAAGAGTATTTCATCGTCGCCGATTAGAGGCTCGTCGTCCGGATTGTAGTCGAATTCAGACATGTTGATGTATGCTTATGATCTATACGATCCTAGTTTCTTTAAATGCCACTAAAAAACACGTTCCGGGCTGTACACAATCGGTGTCGTATTATCCGGTTCTGAAAATATCGAGCCGTCTTCGATCTTCTCGGACAACATATGTAACGTTGCAATATATAGGCCGTGACAGTGTGCGGGGGAAGAGTAGAGTATTGGTTCTAAGTGTAGGTAACCAGTATCCGTCAGACAGCCCTCATGTCCACCTCGCTGAATGAATAGGCGGTATGCGCTCACTGAATCAGGCTGAGCGAGTAGAGTGAACTTACTAACCACGCTTCGCGCGATATCAGAAGGCGAAACAGACAGGTGACTACAAATTGTATTCCACCAATCGCATCGATAAGCTAACTGGCTATGAATGCTCGTTTTCCGTAGCAAAGTTAACAGCTCGTACATATTATCAGCGTCGTGTCGCATCACACGGTGGTGTGCGGCTACACGTGCGAGTCTCTGGCTTAGCTGGTTAAGCTTCTGAGGCCGCAATGTGAATCTAAGTAGCAAGTAAGCATACCAGCCGGCGCGTGCAGCAGGGACGTGTTCGTAAGATCTTGCGGGCAATACAACATGGTATCCGTGGATGTTAAGGTTAATTTCATGGAGCGGACCAACAGCCGAGTACAGTTTGAGGTACTCATAGGTGACTTCATCGCCGCAATTTGGGATCGGAGTCATGCTAGAGGTCGTGAGACCTGCGACAATCGATATCAAGGAGTCGGACTGCTCTTCTGTCGGTACAGTGGGGTCTTCGCTGGTGAGAATGCCTTTGATAAAGCGCATCAGTAGATTCTTAAATCGTCCTTGAGAGAAATCCATAGTGATTCGAGATTAGTCCTAGTTTCTTTAAATGATGCGCGAGGAGATGGTAATCACGCAGATTAGTTTCGGCTAGATCTCCTCATGACCGACTTGTTCGACAGCAATTCCGAGACGCATCGCGATGATAGCATCTTGTCCAGCTGTAGTGAAACCCCCTCCGAACCGAGCATAACTCGGAGTGAAGTGTGTCATGACTTTCTTGCTCACTCCGAGGAGATTTGACACCTCGTTCTGTGCTATAGGCACCCAGGCACTCCCGTAGATAGCCTTAACGAATGGCCTCACAGGAGCATCCACGGCACGAAGAACTTGTTGAGCACGGTCAGCCGCCTCAAGCTCCGGTCGTAACTCTGGGAAATCTGTGAGGAGCCAGTTACACTTAAGAGCTGCCTCCTTGATAACCTTGAGAGTTCCAAGACCGTTATCAACGAGAAGCAAAAACATTGCGGTGAAGGTAACCACAGGTCCGTAACGAATGACTCCTGTCTTAAGACAAGTGCGATGGATCATTTGACATCTAAGTGCAGCAAATGCCTGGAATGACGCATATATCTTGTTAAGGACGCGTTCATCCATAAAACCCGAACCGGGAACGAAGATCTTGAGAGCCTTCGCCGAGGTCGACAGAACGGTATTGAGGCGTTTCTCGTTGAACGCCGATGCGTTCTGAGGAGTGAGGCGTTTTGTGCCCGCGTAAAAGACATTTCCGAAATATCCACCAAGTTCGCTTGTATCGCAGTCTAGATAGGGCTCGACGTCCGCCATTGTGAGGACAGGTGCATCCTCGAAGTTCGTACGGATTTCAGTTGTGGCAGTGACATCATCATTCATAAAAATTCCGAGTCCTTCTAATGTATCCGGTGCTTGAGGAGAGCCAAGGAAATTGCTCGCATCGTCGAAGAGGACTGTTAAGGCCGAGGCGAGCGCGCGCATGACGACCAGTTTTTCTGGTGTCTCTCTAATTACAACTGCAAAATAGGCGAGAGCAATTGCAGCTTCCTCCTTTTTAGCAGTGCAGACTTGGAAGTTTTGACCGACAGCGGGTAGGTCAGGAACACGAGACCGTGGACGACCTTCGTAAAGGTTGGTAGTTGCCTCCTGCCAGATCTTTGGATTGTTAACGGTCTCCATGTAGACAAAGGATAGATGCTGAATATTTCCAGTGGTATTCCTAGTTTCTTTAAATCCGAACCCAATAATCAAAAGAGGGCTCCTCGTCGCGTTGATCTTCGCCCACCGTCAGGTTTATTACCAGAGGCCGGCAGTTTGGATTGTAATCCCCGTAACTCTGTAAGCGCGTCTTTAAGGTGATCTCGTTCCTCAATTAGATTGAGGAGTTCATCTCCCGCTATGCCTTCTTCCCTCTTCTTTGCCTCGTACCCTGCCAGCACATCAGTGGCTTTCTCCAAGATTTGGATCTCCCCACGGTTACGTTCGGCTAGAATCTTCTCAAATTCGTGGAGTTTATTCTCGACGATCTGGAAGTTTTGCCGCGCTTGGACATCAATACCACTCTTCGCTGAGTTTTCCCCAATCTTAGATTCGACGGATCGACGGAGAGCTTGTTCAGAATTGGCGATCATTGTTGCTAGTCCTACTTTAAGGTTGCGACCGGGTATAGCATTGCGAACCATCAGTTCGTAGTTAACTACTTCCACCAAAGACTCAAGTTCTTCCGCGGTGAACTTTCTCAAGATTACGCTATACGCTTTATCGGGTCGTCCCATTCCTCCCAGCCGTGGTGTTTTCTCCTCAGATGATACTTTCCCAACTTGCTCACCGGCCCAAATTAATGGCTGCTCCAAGTTCTCATCGCTCCAGACTCCACCCCTAGATACTTCTTCCGCTTCTCTTACGATCTGATCCTTAGAAATCGGGTCCTCTATATCGGCAACACTCGTCGGAGTGTCGTCTGACATGGTGAACGTATCACAAGACTAGAGGTTAAAATTGTTAGATTCAGACGAAGCGTATGTATGAGTCTTAGAGGAACTCGACG